TTGACAAAATTGTTAATCGCCATATGCAAGGTATGGAGAAATTTGGTGGAACAATGGAATCTAATGACAGACCGTTAGACCAATGGATAGAAGAAACTATTGAAGAATTAATAGATGCTATTCATTATCTAGTGAAAGCTAGAACGATAACGGATAAGTTTAAACTTAAAGAAAAAGAGTTAGATGCCATGTTAGCTAAATTTAAAGAAGGAACATTTGAAAATGAAAAACCTACTGAATCAAAAGATCCTATTGAGGAAAAAATCTAATATAGATTATTCAGCACCACATAATAGGCAAATGCTTTTTCGAATGAGATTGCTTAAATTTTATAAGCAAATCGAATTTGATGATAAAGTCTATAACGATACTGCTAGTAAGATATTGAATGGTAAATTATCTTATAAATATGTAAATGAAATAGAAAAGTTAAGAGTGAAGCATGAAAATACGAAAAAAGAAAGATGGGAAAAACTTAAGAAAGCAAAAGCAACTGAAATGGGGCTTAAGGTCAGAGAAGTTGTTGCTAGTGCATTTAAAAAAATAAAGGAGTGATATGAAGAAAGAGTTTGATAGAAAGCAAGGCATTGGTGGATCTGATGCAACAAGACTATATGAAGGTGATTGGCATCAATTATGGTCAGAAAAAATAGGTGATAGCGTATATCCTGATTTAAGTGATGTGTTACCAGTACAGATGGGAGTACATACTGAATCATTTAATATAAGTTGGTTTGAAAAATTAACTAAATTAAAGGTGGATGGTAAACAAGAAACATTCTTTCATCCAAAATATAAATATATGTATGCTCATGTTGATGGAATTATACTAGATGAAGATAAAGCTTTATTAGAGTGTAAGCATACTAATGCTTTTAGTAATCCTAAAAAGGTATCAGATAAATATAAAGCACAATTACAACATTATCTAATGGTATGTAATTATCCTAAAGTGTATTTATCAGTATTTTTTGGAAATTTGAAACATGAGATTATTGAAGTTACTGAAGATAAGAAGTTTCAAGAGCAATTAGAAAATGCAGAAATATTATTTTGGCATTTTGTAACTAACAAGAAAGCACCACCAGAATATATTAGTTTTGATAACTTTAACACAAAGGAAATGAATGGTGAAGCCATTATACCCATTATCTCCAGGAAGTAAGGAAGGTGGAACTTCTTTAGAAGCTGCAGAGTTAATAACAGCTGGAGCTGAAACTATAAGAAAAAAAGTTTTTGATGTTATAATTAACAAAGGAAATTTTGGTGCTACTGCAGATGAGGTTGCTGAATTATTAGCTTTGAGTCCTTTTACTGTAAGACCTAGAGTAACAGAGTTGTTTAAGCTAGGTAAAATAGAAAGAAAAGATAGAAGAAAAAACTCAAGTGGTGCTATGGCTTATGTGTATGTCGTTAGCAAAGACCATGTAATTAATCAATACACAGAAAAAGGAATATGAAATGAGAGCAGGTGATACAAAGAACTATTACATTTGGGATAAAGCGAAAGCTACAGATCCTGCGTGGACAAAACCTTTTCCAAAGTTTGGGAAAACATTAACAACAATTGATCCAATGTCGCAAGTAATGTGTATGACAGGATTATTTGGGCCAGTAGGTAAAGGTTGGAGATTTAAAAATACTTATACATATACAGATCAAAATGTATTTGCAGAAGTAATTATTCAATGGAAAGACAATGATACTTGGTATGGCTATGGGCCAATTTCAAGTGTTTGTGCATTGTATAAGAAAAATGGAAGTCTTGATGATGAAGCTCCAAAGAAAGCAACAACAGATGCTTTGACTAAAGGGTTTAGTTATCTAGGTCTTAATGCAGATGTGTTTCTAGGTATGTTTGATAATAATAAATATATTTCAGAAATGAAAACAAAATTCAGTACTAATGGATCGGCTGAAAGCAATGTTAAAATAATAGATCCTGCTAAATTAAGGAAAGATAAAGATGATAAATAAAGTAATACTAGTTGGTAGATTAGGTGCTGATCCTGAAGTTAAACAAACTAAAAAGGGCGACACTATGGCTAATCTATCTTTAGCAACTAACAAGAAGTTTAAAGATGATGAAAAAACTACTTGGCATAAGGTTGTAGTATTTGATCCTCGTATCGCAGATACAATGGGCAAATATGCTAAAAAGGGTACTATGTTATATATAGAAGGTGAAATTGAAACTAGATCTTATGAAGATTCTGGTGGTCAAAAAAGATATGTAACTGAAATAGTTGTACCTAGATATTCTGGTGTAATCAAAATGGTTTCACCAAAGAGTAATGGTGGAACACCTACTGAAGCAGTTGCTCCAGAATCACCACAAGCAAGTGGAGATTATAAAAATCAGTTTTAAAGAATTTGTAGGCTATCGAAAGCTAGGTCTAGACTAAACTTATAATCACGAAGCGAAGGTACTCGATAGAAAAACTACAAATGATGTTACTCGTAAGAGTAGCTCCTAGCATGGGGGGTTGCCTCGCAAGAGGATTTTCCCCATGCGTTAAATCAGACTCTAAAAATGTAGCGATGGTTAATAACCCATGAGTCAAAAAATACTTGGTACTGATTAAGTAGCGTAAAACTTAACTGTCCTAGGAAAAACAGAATAAATCACCTTGAAAACAAGTGCGTTGCTAGAAGGTGAGCCAGGTATAATCTTTCCACATGAAATCAATTCTAGATTTAAAAGCAGAGTTTAAAAAACGAGATCTTAAACTAAATGAATGTATAGAATCAATTGAAGAACTAAATGATTTTATGACAGTTGATCTTCTTAAAAGAGGAAACGTAGATGGATCATTAGTTGCTCTAGTTTCTATAGTAATGAATGTTGCATCTTGGTATAATAAGAAAGAATTTACAATAGACCTCTTATCTTCAGCTTTAGCTACAATAGAATCCGAAAAATTTAAAGAAGACGGTTCTAGGCTTAATTAAGCTCTTTATATAAGTATAATATTTAACGCATAGCAAAGGTCGTATTATGCTACCGAAGGGCTTGTACGTTAAGATATGGGCTTCCTAGAGTCTATATATCGGTCAAAACAAAGGTAATCTTTACTATTATGACAAAAATGCTTTTTTTCAGCATTTACTATCCAACCACCCATATCAGAGAATAATGCTTTACCACACCAATCACAATTCCCACAATTATAAATTTCTTTTTTTCTTTTTACCCAAGTTTTTTTCTTTGAACTGTTCGGCATGAGGAGTATTATTTGCTATATCATCTAAAAAGGATTTATCCACTTCATTTTCAAAAGATATATCTGTAGCATAGTCTTTGTATTTTTTATAAGTCCGTTTCTTTTTATTGTGTGTAGTCACCGTATTTATCTTTAATAATTTTAATAACTCTCATTTTATCGCTATACTCATCTTTTTCAATAATTGCATCTACTTCACCACATTGCATCCTAACATTTTGAGGATTAACACTTCGTTCAACTGTTCTCTTTGCTTTCAAGCAAGAAGACATTTTTTGATCTTGAATATAAGTATGTTCTATAATTCCACCTTGGTAGAACATACATAATACTATAACTCCACTCATTAATGTTTCCATTATTTTACTCCGTTATCCCCATTATTTCTTACTTTGTCTTTAAGAACTTCTATTACTGTTAAAATTTTATCTACATCTTTTTGTAGTCTTAAAATATTTACTGCGTTATGTCTTGATTCTTTAATTTCTAATTGTATGTACTCTACATCGGATAATAAACTTTCGATCAACAAAAATTGTTCGGAATCTGCAGGCAAACTTCCTAATTCTCCACGAGGCCATTTGATTGAAAACTCAACTGCTTGGTCTAAATCTTTTTTAATTAAAACATTATCATTTTCTATGGAGTTGATCCGTTCAATAACTCCAAAATATGCCCATACCCCTACTGCAACTGCTCCCAAAATGGAAAGCAAGTTTCTCATAGGCATACTTATCGCTGTGTTATCTGATACTTTCATATTATAAATAATATAATTGCTACCGAAATAACTATAGTCCATTTAGCAGGTACAGATCTTCTGTGCCAAAATAAATCTATTTTAGATATTAAATCTGGTATTGTCATTTTATCTCCTTTTTCCATTGTTTATAACCTTTACTCCAATCTTGACGATGGAGTTTATCCCATTTTGTCCAAGCCCATGAATTAAGCTGACCTGTCCAACCTTGAATCCATAATAAGATACTCATATAAATTTTTTTAATCATCATCTTCTTTTGGTCTAACTTTTCCAAATATTATTTTATAATTAAGTTTAGTTTTTTCTTCCATTTTAGTACTAAATGGATTGGTAGAAATACCTACAGATTGCCTAACATTTTCAAAACACCCTACCACAAAAAACATAACTATAATCAATAATAAATATTTCATTATTCATTCTCCACCTTTTTCTTCTTTTTTTTCTTTTTGTTTTTAAGGTTTCGTTTAACAAAATTTTTAGTTTCTTTAATTTGTTTAGATAAAATAACTTGACCTTGTTGAAGTTTAAAAACTTCTTCTTTCATAGTCCAGGTTTCTTTTAAATTCCAACCAACTAAAGCAATTAAAGCAGCAAGAGCAAGTCCAACTATTTTATCTTTAAGATCCATTATTTTT